CAGCCAGACCCGGAACCAGTTCCGGATCCGGCTCCGGTTCCAGATCCGGTTGAGGAAAAGCCGGATCTTATTAAGAAAGCAAACGAAGCCGCTGCCCGCCTGGAAAAGGCTAATGTTGACATGGCAGCATTGATCCAAAAACAGGAACAACTGCAAGTTGAAAAGACACTTGGAGGGGAAGCCCACGCAGGCACGCTACACAAGACCAAAGAGGAGAAAAATGTGGATAATGCTAAAGAGTTCCTTCGAGGCACTGGGTACGAAGATGAAATTTTTGAGCAAGAAGTGTAAGAAATGCGGCAAGCTCCGGAAATTCCTGGCAGGATCTGAACGAGACAAAAAACAGATCTGCGGGGAATGCTGGCACTGGAAATAACAAGTTTTAAATAGTAGGCTACCCAAAAAGTATCTTGGTGATTGAATATGGCTAATGAAGCGGTTATAATCGAATTATTTAATGGTGGCAAACCTGCGGATTTCACATGCGCAGACGGCACAACTATTCTAAAGGGTACATTGCTGGAGCTTACTTCTCCACGCACAGTTATTGCAAATACAAATGATAATGCTCCTGTCGTCGGTATAGCAGCAGCTGAAAAAGTTGCAAACGATGGCTCTGTCACAATTGCGGCATATCAAGATGGAGTTTTCGACATGCTGACTGATAGCGGAATAGATGCAGTCGGCGCATTGATGGCAAACTCAGCCACAGAAAATACGATACAGGGTGCAGATGCTACTGATGTAATACAGGGTTCAGTAATTGGTAAAGTTCTTGAAACCTGTACAAATGGTGGCACACATGCGGTAAGGGTGAATCTCTAAAATGGCAGATTCCACAGGCGAAGCAGATTTAAGAGCAGAAAATTTTTCGAGTATTGTAAAAGGTTTTGCATTACAAGAGTATAAGATGAAACAGCTGTGCATGATTGAAAGTTCAAGTGCATGGACTGAAACATACTATCAAGAAACAGCAGCCGATCTCACAGCAGGCGGTAACAGAGATGTCGAAGGTGTATCAAGACTAGCTAATTTCCCCTACGGAGAAGTTACCTGGACAAAAGTTTCCGCTAGCAATATAAAGCATGCAATGGAAGGCGTACTGTCATGGGAAGATGTGAAAACCAATAACATTCCCATGATCGCACGGACATTACTAAGGATCGCACGCGCAGTTGCAAAGTCAATAGATGGCGTAATTGCCGCTAAGATAGTTTCCGATGCTGGCAATACCCAAGCTGCAAATGCAACATGGGATAATGCTATCATAGCAAATCGGGATCCCATTCAGGACATCCTCAATGCGAAATCGCTCATTTCCATTGACAACTACAATCCTGATAAAAACTCCTTCCTTCTTGTCCACCCCACAGGGCTCTCGCATCTGCTCGGCAATCCCAACATTCGGAATGCTGGTCAATTCTACACAGATGCAGTCACAAGAAACGGCAAAGTCGGTCAACTATTGGGCTTGACAGTCATAAGCTCAAATTCAGTTACCGATGGTGGTGCTCAGATAGTAATCGCTAGAGAAGCCCTCACCTGGAAATCAGTTGTCGGCCTCACTACGAAAACTATTGAGGATCCAGGGATCAAATATACTATTCGATCCTTTGAAGTCGGCCAGATCCAGGTATCAAACCCGGATGCAATTTGCAAAATAACAGGTGTATAAATGGCAAACGCACCACTTTTATACAATGGGAGTGCAACAGATACAGCAGCTATCACCGCCGCACTGGGTACAAAAGACCCAGTAGATATTTTCATTATTCCCAATGCAGGCGGCCATGGAGTTGCAATATTCGAACAGGGGGCATAAAATGAGCAAAGCAAATCGAAGATTAATGTATGACCAATTGGTAGCAGCTGATAAACTTTATCAGGATGATGGCGCACTCGTCAGAGAGTTCGGCATCCCCAAACCAAAATTGGCACAAAAGGTTGATAAAGTTGGCAAGTGATGTAGTTCAATCCTTAACAGTGAAACAGTTAAGGACTGGTACATATGTAAGTGGAGCCGCAACAGATAGTACAGGCTACATCATCATAAAAGATGAAGGTGGCACAGATAGAAAAGTTATGATTCAAGCGTGAGAAACAGAAAATGGCAGCAGATGTAATCAAAGCACTAGAATGTAAAGAATTAAAAATTAATTGTGATGGTTCTCAAATTGCATTTGATTGCAGAACCGAAGCATCCTCAGGCCGAGCAGCATTTTTTTATTCTAATGTAAGCGGAGCTTCAGCTCAAGTTGTTTCAATACATCAAGATCATGTTACGGCAGCAATTCCAGTTTTACAACTCAGGCAAGATGATGAGAGCGAAGGATTCATTGCTTTTTCAGGTTCTGACCGTGGGGTCATAGCAGCTGCAACAGCTTCCTCAAAATCTGTTCGAGTAGAATTGGGTGGAGAAATATATAGATTAGCATTATATGTAGACGCGTAATATACAAAATGGTATCACTCAATAGTGCGGCAAAGCAGTTAAAAACATCTTCTTCTAGACAGAAACCAACCGCACCAGGCGCGGCAGGTTACGACAATGCCCGAGAAAATATAGATACTCATATAAAGACTAAAGCGATTTCCTCAAAAGAACTGGAAATCGCCTCAATCAATGATGTTGTCAGGTTCGGTGGCGGATCTACATCATCTCAAGCCGCCACCGAGGTTTCCATTTGGACAGCTTCCGCTGTTAATACTACAACTGGAACCATCCGCCTTTATTGTGATAATACAGGCAATGTAGGAATAGGAAACAATGCAACCCCTACATTGATGTTAGATGTCAATCAGAAATCTGGCATATCCTCTACGGGTGCATTCTGTATAAAATTACTGAATGGCACCGGAGCAAACTCAGTTGAGGGCCAGCTTGCAGCAGTTTACACTGCCACCGCTGTCGATGAAGTATACAAAACAGCCGCAGCCAATGATTTGGGAGTAATTGGGGTAGTGCTAGAATCCGGTATTGCAGCTGGAGCACCAACCTGGATAGTAGTCAGTGGACTAACAAATGTATTAATAGATTCAGGCGGATGCGTCAGGGGAGATAGACTAGTGAGCAGTGCAACAGCAGGCAGCGCAATTGTCAGCAACACACCAGCTGTTGCTGTACATTTCCAAGAAATAGGCCATGCAGTCGCCTCACAAATAGGCGCAGGCCTGGCCCGAACAGTAATTCATTTATTGTAAAATTCACAATGGTTCAACAACGCAAAGTTGCAACGCGTAGTGGGGGTGTTGCAGAAAAAACAGAGAAAATCATAAATTGCATGCAGCATTATCCGGAAGGCTGCACGCCTCAAATGATTGCCCTCGCATCGTCGATAAATGTCAATACAGTCAAGTCTCTAATTCCCAAAATCCCGGAAATTAGGAAAATGATGCGCGGCTACTATAAAGTTGTTGAAAGGGGGGACGGTGCCTTTTATCCCCCACTGAAAAACTGGAACTTCCACAACTGCATTTTGTCATTCCAAACCCAAGAACCCCACAACAAACACCGCCTCGAATGTATCCAAGAGTACGGCCTGTTTTCCCTAAAATTCCAGGAAAACAAGCATGGTGTAGTGACGTGTCGTGTGTGTACCGAGTACCCCCTCAATGTGACGAGCATAGAATTGGTGTGTGTGTTGTTGAGGGAGATGTATTGGTATTATCTAACCCCCGACAAGATCACCATCCAAACCATCGAATTCAATCATGACTACAGCAATCTCCGCCTTGACGGGCTTCAATGTGTTACAGTCGACTCCCTCGTTGAACAATTCAAAGTATACCAAAAACGCCAGGGGATGCGTATAGAGCACAAGACAAAGATACCTTTCGCCGCCGCTGACATTATCGAGATGCTCAAGAATAACCCGGAGAGCTTGGAGACAAACATGAAGCTCTCCGCCCAAAGACAAGAAATAGAGAAGCTGACACAGGCCACGACCAACAACACGGCGATCCTGTTGAAGCTAATAGATAAACAAACGGAGGCACTACAATGAAAAAAGCATTAATAGAACAATACTTTTTTGAATCTTACGGGGAATGGTATCCTAAGTACACAAATGATGCACCAGAATGGACAGTGTTTGTACAGAGGTTACTAAAATGAAACAAGACTGCAGCAATTGTATGCATGGCGATATAGCTAAAACAGATTTTCCATGTGATCGTTGCATAAGGAAACCAAACGAATTAGATAGATGGGATGCAAGAGAGAGATGCCAGGCATGTAATCAACCTAAGCCAGTGATTCAGGGTGTGGGGGTTATAGAATGATCCCCCACACGCAAGAGGAATATGACGAGATGCAGGAGGCAGACATAACATTCAAACAACTACAAAATGACAGTCGAAAAGCTACAAAGAGTGCTATGGCGCCTGAGGCGCTACAGCATAGGTAACAACCATCCATATAATAGCGACCTAAAGAAAGCGATTATGTATGAATGCGGGACAAGCCCGCAAACATTCAGAGATAATCGTAAGGCGCTACGCGCCCTTGGCTGGATCAAACCTTATAATCGCATAAGGATAACATTGACAGACGAGGATCTTCAGTGACAAAACAGCTATAATGCACCAGGCCGCCCGCCGTGAAAGACGGCGTCCGAGTCCTAAGATCGATTACGATCTTACACCTCAGGTCATAACGATGACCGATGGTGCCGGACATTTCGTCCAGATGGGCACCTCAGGACGAAATTGGAGCGGAAAAGCTAGAACGTTGGGGATGCGACTACGACGCACACTAAGCAGGCGACTACAGCTTAGTAACCCCAACAACCCAGCTTTACCAAAGCTCCATGCGGACGCCGTCTTTCACGGGATCTCAACTGTGCATCTTACTGTTCGCCTGTGGGCTCACAGCCCCGGTCGGCTGACGCCTCCCTCCCCGGCGCGGCTCCTAACGTCGCCGCCCTGCGGGCGGTATCCATGTCGTTGTGTATGTATAGCGGATGTGAGGTTGATTGCGTGGGTGGTGTGTGTACCCCTTGAAAGATTTTTATCAGAAAAATTAGGAGGAAAACAATGGAACCAACAAGAGACGACTGGGTATTGACCCGGGAAGAAGCAAGCAGCCAGGAAATGCAGCATAGAATCGCGATGGAATGCGCCCAGGCTGTATTTGAAATGTGCGAATCGAAGATCAAGAGATTCCCCAAACCAAAAGACGACGATGACCCAGGAGACACCGTTTAAGTGGGACAAATGGCAGCGGGAACTACTGGAAACTGATGGCGACATCACGATCCGGTCCGGGCGCCAGGTAGGAAAGAGTGAAGTCATTAGCGAGAAGGCTGTACAGTTCGCCCTCAAAAATGACAACACCACCATAATGATAATAGCAGCTAGCCAGCGGCAATCTAGCTTGTTATTTGAGAAGGTTCGGGCTAAGTTGGACATGGAAGGCGACATCTACGCCGACCAACCAACCCTAACCAAGATTGACTTACTGAATGGCAGCAGGATCTACAGTCTACCAGCTGGCCGTACTGGTTACTTTATCAGGGGCTTCACAATTGACTTGCTCATTTGTGACGAAGCCGCATATATCCCTGAGGAAGTCTGGAAAGCGGTAATTCCGATGATCGCCGTCAGTAAGAAAACTAGGGGCATGGGTGACATAATTTTACTAAGCACTCCGTTTGGCAAAGGCGGCTATTACTACAGCTCTTTCACTGATCCTGATTTCAAATCATTTCATGTCAGCAGCGAAGATTGCCGGAGGATCCCAAAGGCTTTCTTACATAAAGAAAAACGCCGACTGACAAAAGCCGAATACAGGCAGGAATATCTTGGAGAGTTCACTGACGAATGGAATCAATTCTTCCCGACTATACTTATCAAGAAGTGTATGACATTCATTGAATGGGATAAAGACAAAGACGGCCTACCCGGTGCCGCGTACTACCTGGGCGAAGATATAGCAAGATACGGAGGGGATGATAATGGATTTGTGTTTGTGGAAATGGCGAAGAAACATCTCAAAGTCGTCAAAGTCGCGGAATCTAATAGGGTCAGTACAACTGATACTATCGGTAGGACAGTGGAGTATGACAAATACTGGCAATTTAAGAGAATATTCATTGATGATGGCGGTTTGGGCGGATCAGTCACAGATGTATTACAGGAAAAGCTTGGCCGTCGTGTTATTGGATTAAACAACTCAAGCAAACGCCTCAAGATAGAAGGCGAAGAAAAAAAGAAAGGAATACTAAAGGAGGATATGTACAGCAATGCCTTAATGCTGATGGAAACTGACAAAATCGAGATCATAAGCGATCTGCGACTGCTCAGGAGCCTAAAAAGCATGACATTTGAATACACTACCTACGGCAATATTAAGATCTTTGGACCCGACAGCCACCTCGCGGAGGCTTTCGTGCGCGCATGCTGGTGTATCAAAGACAAAGGCCTCGATCTGTACATATATTAAAGAAAATGAGCGGAATCAGATATAATGTAAAACAACGGCAAATAGTGCGGCGAATCAACGATCTAAAGCAATTACAGCAAAAAGCCTACAATAGATGGCATTTCTACGACATAAAGATAGGCGCACTCAAATCTTTAGTTGAAAGGGAGGGGTTTGAACAACGCATAAATGACAATATTTAAATAGTAGGATTGGTAGAAAAAGGAGAATGGCAAATGCAGGACAATTCGCACAAGATGCAGATATACTGCTTAGAGTTGGAACTAACGCCAGCGCTACCGTCAAAGCCGCTGGCTGGTTCGACACTATAATTCTGGATGTAGAAGCTATCGTAAACGTCCTGACAAGAACAGATTGGAGCACATTGGACTCAGCAACCACGCTAAACACCACAGTTCGCGGGATCCTGATTGATACAGGCGCCAGCCTTGCAGCAATACAGGGCATAATGTGGGATATGTCCGGCTTCACAAGCCGAACAGAAGCCGAGGACATGGTGAATGTCCTCAGGGATACGGCATTAAGAAACATGTCAATTCTTAGAGATATGAAGCAACAGACCTTCATAAAGGAGGCATAATGGTATTTGAGCATGATTATGAAAACTACCCTGAATTAACCAATAAGCAACTGCAGGAATTCCATTTCAGTTCGCCACACCCCCAAATTGTGGCGGACTTTTCTGCAACTGTCATTAAGGTTCATGACGGCGACACGATCACCCTAAGGACAGACTTCCGCGATTTCGATTTCCCTCTCAGATTTCTAGATATTGACGCCCCTGAAATGAATGCAGGCGGTGAAGCAGCCAGGGATTGGCTCAAATCCAAAATTCTCGGTCATGAGATCTCCGTTTCAATTGACACAGACAACAGAGTCGGAAGGTATGGCAGGCTGCTAGGTAGAATATTCTTTAATGGAATCAACCTCGGCATGGAAATGTTATACCTGGGGCTTGTCAAGCCTTTCGGCATAAAAAAGGAGGGCCAAATACCTGATCTAGGTCAGATATTCATGATAAAACAATGGCTTTAAACTTCGGCTCGTCAGGATTGTTCCCAAGCACAGGGCTGCTTAATGATGATGGGTTGCTTAAAGAAAGATGGGATCAGGAAGGGAGCTCCCTCAAAGAATGGACTACAGTTGATTCCGCAGGATCTCACAATCTATATACAGTACCCGCTAAAAAGAAAGTATTCATTACACAATTAACTTGTTCATCAAGTGTAGCGCGGTTTTGTTCATTGCAAAGGGGTACAACGATTATAGTGACATTGCAATTAATTGGCCAAGATTCACATAGTTATACTTTTGGTTCGCCAGTAGAGTTCACAGCTGGCCAAATAGTTAATGTCAATCAGCAAGCTGATCTGACATCATTTGTAGCAGGATGGGAAGAAAATGCATAAATATATTGATGTTAAAAAGGTTGATGGCAAAATCATATTTGAATACGAATTCAATAATGAGCCGGAGTTTTTCCATTTCGATATAGATACATTCACCCATGATAAACTAGCTTATGCCCTGGGTGCAAAGATGAAACTATCAGCCGATGATATCGTGCTGACAGAAAAATTCAATCAAATAAAAACAGCGGTGACCAAATAATGCCAGATCTAAGAATAGATGCAGCAGTAGAAGCAGGCGTAAGAAATGTCATTACTGATTATAGCGTCGACAGCCAGGACACGGAAGGCGCAGGCACAGTAAAAGAAACTACATACCAAAATGTCAACTGGTCGCAGGATCTCGGCTACTATAAATCCATCCCGGAATTTAAGACTGCAGTTGATGCAAAAGCGACCTGGACAATGGGTGCAGGATTTGAATCTGATGAAGTCACCACAATGTTACTTGGTAACATTAAAGGCAACGGAAAAGATTCTTTCAATACAATTCTAAAAAATATGATCAAAGTCAAGACCATTAGCCAAGATTCCTTCGCTGAAGTTATCCGTGACAAAGATAATGTTCTTGTCAACATAAAACCCCTCGATCCTGCATCTATGGTTATAGTGCAGGATCAACGCGGGAGAATCAAACGCTACGAACAAGTCAGCAAGACCAAAATTCCCAACCTAAAATTTAAACCAGAATCAATATTCCACCTCAGCCATGAGAGAATAGCTGACGAGATCCACGGAGTCAGGATCATTGAATCATTGAAATGGCTGATCCTGGCAAGAAATGAAGCTATGTCGGACTGGAAACGTGTTCTGCATAGAAACATAGATCCGCTTTGGATCATCCACATGGATACAGACGATACTACAGAGATTGCAGGATTCAAAAAGAAATATGATTCCGCCCGGGCCAATGGCGAAAACATGTATGTCCCTAAAGGCGTAGTTGTTCCCGAACAGGTCACAACTGCCGCTAATGCTACACTCAACCCACTTAACTGGATCAATCAGCTGAATGATTATTTTTTCCAGGCTGTCAATGTTCCACAGATCATAATCGGCAATGCTAAAGAATTCACAGACGCCAGCGGAAAAATAGTCTATCTTTCCTATGAGCAAAGCGTAAAGGCCGAACAGTTGTACATTGAGGAGCAGGTACTTGGTCAGCTAAATCTTGAGATTGCGCTTACATTCCCCGCAAGCTTGCAAAATGAATTAATCAGCGACAGAGATCAGGAATCAGATCTTCAGGCCTCACAACCTGATGATACAACAGCAGAATTGGAGGGAGCCTAATGCAAGTAAAAATCAACAATGATAGGAAAGTCGACATTAAGATCATACTTTTCGGACTAGCATGCTTAACAACTTTGGAAATAGTTGCACTGTGTAATGGCATCAATGGAACAATGTTCACAATGGTAATTGCAATCATTGCCGGAATAACTGGCTTTGTAGTTCCAACACCAAATCTAATTAAGAAATAATGGTAGTCGTAAATCGCGGTAATTTGAGGCCAAGTATAAGGCGGAAACTCCCCGGCGGAGAAAAAAGAACAACAAGTGCAATTAGGCGTAGCTCTAAATCTAGCACGAAAACAAGCTCACGATCCACCCCAAGAACAAAAGTGACAGATCACCGCCAACCTCAGGAGATTGCAGCAACGCGAACGCCTATAAATAGGAGTACTGTCAGAGCAGCCACCGAACAGGAAAAGTTCGCTGGTACTCCCCAGGGCCAGGTAATCAAAGGATTCCAGCAGGGATTGACAGGCAATTTTCCTACTGAGGATTTACAAACATTACCTCTGTCCTATCAGTTTGGTCTTATAGGTGGGGCTCTCACATTACCTTTGTCATTTTCAGCACAGTCTGCATCAGGTATGTCAGCTTTAGGTCAATCCACAAGAATTGGGGCCCCTAATACAGTGGATTTTCTAGGTCAGGTTTCTGGCCCTAGTAGATCAATTCCAAGAATAGCCCTCAATACGAAAACCGCAAAATTGACAAATGATATATTAAAAAAAACATTTAGTACCGGAGCATTGGCAGCAGCTGGTGGTTGGGCAGGAGCAGTATTTTTAGGCAATTGGGGACAAGCAGAAGCACCTGAACCATTAGGAATAGCATTGAATACAATTTTGATACCTGCAGCAAGAGATTCTGGTAACTGGACTGCAGTTGATGAAGCCATTGAAATGCAAAATGAAATAAATAATTTACCCTGGTGGGAACAAGTTGGCCTTTGGTCACCGATCAGTCCAATTATAGGAATCCCAAATAAAATTAAGGGATCTATTGCCGGCACAAAAGTGGTTTCGAAAGCAATTGAGGATTTAAAGTCACAACAAGCTACAGGCGAATCAGACGATGATAAATGGACAAGAATAAGAGCAGAACAGGCTGCTCAAGAAAAGGCAGCTGTTGATTATTATAATCAACAGAGAAAAATCCAGTTTGATTATGAACAAGCATCCCGACAAGCAGCAGCTACAGCCAGAGCAGCTGATGATGCTTCAGAACGTAGACAAGAAATAAAAGCTATGCAAGAAGATGCAGAATATTGGGCAGAGCAACGAGAAAAAGAAAGAAAACGAGAAGCGGAAGATAGGCTAGCAATAGCAGAATTTTGGATTGCATATCGTAAAAGAATGCAAGAAATAGCAGACGACAACAGGCCGTCTAATTTAAACTTCGGCCTATTGTAGGAGGAGAGAAAAATGAGCGAATTAACCAAGTACCAGACTATAGAATTACTTAAAGAATTGATAGACCGAGAAGTCGGCGCACCAGTTTGTGAAACTGTTGTAGATGAAGAAGTGCCAGCCGATGGCCAGTATGCAATCAAGTGCTCAAAATGCGGCAAAGATTCAACAGTACCATTCAAACCACGCGACACAAACCATAATCTACTGTGCCGCGATTGTTGGAGGACAAAATGACAGAAGAAGACGAACAGGAAGAACCAACGCAGCCAGACCCGGAACCAGTTCCGGATCCGGCTCCGGTTCCAGATCCGGTTGAGGAAAAGCCGGATCTTATTAAGAAAGCAAACGAAGCCGCTGCCCGCCTGGAAAAGGCTAATGTTGACATGGCAG